GCCCACTGAAATCATTAGGATAGTTCCGATGGTTGATGACATCATGACGGGTCATTATTTTGAGTGGCAGAGGGATGTTCCGTTGACGTTTGAGTGGGAGGTGGGTCGGAATTGGTACGACATGCATCCTCTGGCTATTCGGGATTGTGGTCAGTGTGTCATAGAGACAGCGCAGTCGGATGAGGTGGTGGAGGAGGAGGATGACACAAAGTTCCATATTTATGATTGTATGGAGTGTGGTTTTATAGAAAAAGTGGAAATTCTTGAAACTAGGTGACATACTTTGGGGCTGAATGTGGTATAGTGATTGTGGGAGAGTTGATAGTTTTGGGAGGAACAGTATGAAGGCATTGGATCGGTGTAATCTTATTGATGTTTTAATCCTAGAGGCTGGTACTGGTGCGGTGCATAGGGCATCAAATACTTTGCTTCGTTGTGATGGGTGTGGGGCTTGGCATAATCCTGTTGGGTCTACCAGTAGTGATTGGAAGTGTTGGGATGGTGTGTGGGCACATAATTGTGGTGGTCACATATCTACTCTGTTAGAGGTTATTGATTATTTTGTGGAGAGTGACATATGTCAGAGTTGAATTTACTTACGAGAGAGCAGTTGGTGGCGACGATGGAGCCAACGGAGGGATTGTCACACAAGGATGTGGAGCTTGGTCCTAGTGGTCCTGTGAAGTTTGAGGAAATTTTGGACGGGCAGCCTGCGCGTGTTCAAATCCATGGTGAGGTGTATCAGTTGACGGACGCAGGGTTGCAGCAGGCGGCTACATGTGTGGGCATTCCATCTTCCTATACTCGTAAATGTCCGTATCATATGATTCGGGAGCATTTGAATTACTGGTGTGAAGCACCGGGGCAGAAGATGCGATTCTTCCTTCGTGGTGGTAAGGTGGTGGGTGCATACAAGAATCATCCAAACTATCATTCCAACATGATGTTGCATGATAATATCATTGCTGGGATTAGTGGTGTGGATGTGTTGGGATACCATCAGGTGAGTACAGATTTGGACTATTCTAGGTTCTGTGTGGTGTTGGATAGAACCTTTGAGCCAAGGATGGGAGATACATTGTACGGTGGGATTTCAGTGCAAAACAGTATTTTTGGATCAAAGCCATTGGAGGTCACACCATACATCTTTCGTCAGTGGTGCTCGAATGGAGCTATCACATCGGAGAGTTTGAGTCAATGGTCTCGTGCGAGCAATAATAATGATGATATTGCTTTGTGGGCGCAGTCGGCAGCGGCTCGAAGTGTTAGGGAGCTGGGCTTGGAGTTCCATCGAATTTCGGAAATTGCAGATGTTGGTGTGGTGGGGCAAATTGATAGTACACTGAAGAGTATCTTCCGCAAATTTGGGATTCCGACTCGTACTCAGGGCATCATTCGAGATGAGGTAGCAAAGCAGAATGATGGTGTGGGATCTCAGAGCATGTATGACATATATAATGCTATCACTGCGGTGGGCACACATCATTCAGCATTGTCTTCGGCTTCAGCGCGTGATCTTCAGTTGGTTGCTGGGGATATCACGAAGGATTATGCAATGTGTGACACATGCCATCAAGTTATTTTGTGAGGAGATAGATCATGAAGGTGATTGAGGATGTAGCAAAGAGATTGGGTTGGGTTTTTGGTGGCTTGGGCTTGTCTAAGACTACGGAAGCTGGTAGTGCTCTTAGTGTGACCATGCATGGTCTCACATCTGATTGTTTGGATGAGACAGGCTGCAAGTTTTTTAGTTTGTCTGGGCCTGATCAGGAAGTTGTGGTTGAGAGGGCTTTGAATCAGATAGAAGAGAGATTGGTTAGTTCTGTTGTGGGGTATTGACAATGCTGTATCAAACAGTTAGACCTACCTCCCTGGAAGACGTGGTTGGGAATGAAGTGACAATCGGTGCCCTAAGTCGGACGCTTAAGGGCACTGTGCGTCCTCATGTTTACCTCCTGCATGGGCCATTTGGTTGCGGGAAGACTACACTTGCAGGGATTATGGCGAAGGTGTTCGGATCTACAGAGAGCAGCACGATGTGGTACAATGCAGCCAACACACGTGGCATTGATACTATTCGTGAGATTACTCATGCTTCTCGGATGACTACAGTGGATGGATCACCAAAGACCTTCATCTTTGATGAGAGTCATCAGTTGACTTCGGCAGCACAAGAGGCGCTGCTAACAGTAACGGATGAGCCTCCGGAGGATGTGTATTTCATCTTCTGTACAACATCTCCAAAGAATTTGATCAAGGGTCTTCGAGATAGGTGTTCGGATTATTTGGTGCAGAAGCTTGTGTTCGAGGAGACAATGATAGTTCTTCAGAATGCATGCAAGGCGATGGAGTGGAAAGTAGACAAGAAGATTCTTGAGGCTGTGGCTATGATAGCCAAGGGGTGTTCTCGTGAGGCGTTGATCTCCCTGGAGAAAGTGTATGATGAGGAGGATTTGGATACTGCGATTCGTCTGATATTGAAGGGGACGGAGAGTGATGAGAATGTGATTAGTCTGGGTAAAATGTTGTTGCGGTGTCCAGAGAAGCGGAAGCGTGACTGGAAGAAGATCCTTGAGCTTTTCTATAAAATCGATGATGATTCGGAGCGGTTGCGTAGGGCATTACTTACGTTCTTTTTGACGAATCTGAGGAGGTGCAATAGTCAAGAGGATGCAGAGGACATAGTATATCTCATCCGGTGTTTCTCGGTGAACGTGTACTATGGTGGGAAGAGTCAGTTGGCATCACAGATTGTCAAAGTGTGTTTTGTGTCAGAAGAGTAAGAAACGTATTTAGGATATTGGAGGAAACATAATGAGTAGAGGCAGAGATCGGACAGAAGCAATTAAGAGTGAGCAACGGGAAGCTAACAATCGTGGAGGGAGTCGGTATTTCTATGTAGACACAGGGAAGCTGGATCGTTTGGGCATCACTCAGTACAAGACTGAGGGTGGACCGAATTTCGTTCGTATCATTTCTCCGAAGTTCGAGAAGCATGATAAGCTTCCTTACTTCGGGAAGAAGGTCTACAGTCACACGAAGATTGGTGCGGACGAGAGTACTTTCCTGTGTCTTCGGAAGATGTTCAATGAGCCATGTCCTGTTTGTGAATTGATGGAAGAGATTAAGGCGGCAAATCCGGATGATGAGCGCCTGAAGGATTTGGCTCCCAAGCTGCGGTATTTGTTCTTTGTGGTGGATGTCAATAATAAGGCTACTGAAGAGAAGGGTTTGCGTTGGTATGATGCTCCTATCGTGGTAAATGACAACATCGCGGAGTTGTCTCAGGATCGTCGTGCGAATGGCATTATTGATCCGAGTGATCCGGACAAAGGTAAGGACATTGAGTTCGTCCGTTCTGGATCTGGTTTGGGGACGAAGTATAAGGGCTTTCGTTTTCATGACAATGATCCGATTCCGAATGAGTGGCTGGATGATGCTCCTGAGGATTTTGAGGGTGTCCTGAAGAAGCCGACTTATGAGGATATGGCGAAGGAAGTTTCTGGTGGAAGCTCTAAGCGCTCTAGTGGTACTTCGCGTCGTAGTCGTGGCTCCGATGAGGGTGAGGCAAAGGAAGAGGTAGTGAAAGAAGGTGGTCGTCGGTCGCGTCGTGGTCGTGAAGTTGCAGATAAGGAAGAGGAGCAATCAAGTCGGCGTGGTCGTGTCGGTGGTGGTGATCGTGGTGATCGTGGTCCTTCAAATGATACGGCTGCTCGCGTGAATGAGATTGCTGGCGAGGAAGAGGGTGACGACAATGACTAATGAGGAACTGAGATGTCATGTCAGTACGTTTCGTGGCAAGCTCTCTATCGATCCTGATAATTTGGAACGGGAGTGTGTTCAACAACCACTCCTGTTCTTTGAGATTGGAGAGTTGGCGGCTGGTGCTAGGTCCGATGCTAAGAAGTCTAAGGAGCACGTGGAGTATGTTAAGGCTCGATTGAAGGGTGAGATGCGTGCTAATCCTCAGACTTATGGGTTGGACAAGGTGACTGACAAGTCGATTGAGGCTGCGGTGCAGGCGCACAATGACACACAGGAAGCAATTCGAGAAAACATTGAGACTAGTTTGGCTGCTGATGTCTTGAGTCTCTTGCAGACATCAGCAGAGCAGCGTAGGGCTATGTTGAAGAATGTGGTGGAACTGATTGTTCACAACTATTACAACTCTGGGGACATTAGTGAATCCAAGGGACATAAGAGTACGCGGAATATGGAAGCCATTGTGGAGTATCGGAATCGCGGACGTGATCGTGATGAACCTGAGGCGGTCATTGAGGAGTGATGTTATGGTGAAGCGTAGGAAGCATATCTGTGAGGAAGTTGAATCAATAGCACAGGAGTGTGATCTTTTGGATCTTCCTGATGTGACAGATTGGCTTCAGACAGGCTGTACTGGGTTGGATTTTGCGATATCAAATAGGTATCCAGGAGGACTTCCTTGTGGACGCATCATACAGATTTATGGTGGCAGTAGTACAGCCAAGAGTCTGTTTGCCAATACGTGCATGGGCTATGCTCAGAGGGCTGGGTGGGAGACGTATTATGATGATGTGGAGAGATCTATTCATCCAGATTTCTCGTCTATGTATGGAATGAGTATGCGAGATCCTGGATTTCATATGTGGCACTCAGAGACCATTGAAGAGATGTTTGATGACAATATTGGTGATCTGGTGGAATCGGCTGAGGAGTTGAAGAAGGATGGCAATGATGTCCCGAAGAGGTTTGTGGTGATTGACAGTATCACCAATCTTCCCGCCAAGATCGAGCAGGCTAAGGGTATGGATGAGCAGGGTTATGGAGCATATCGTGCCAAGCAGATTCATCTTGGGCTTCGCACATGGGGGCGGAGGATGGTAGACAATAATATCACATTACTGGTGATCGATCAGACACGAGATAATGTGAAGTCTCCTTTTCAGGCTGAGACCACGGTGGGTGGCAAGGGTTTAGAGTTCTTGTCCACAGTGCGGATCTATTTGAAACATGCAGCCAAAATCGTCAATAGCAAGAAGATGGCTATTGGGACATGGGTGAATGCTACTGTGGTGAAGACTCGTTTTGGTCCTCCTTGGCGTAAGTGCCAGTTTCGTATTCAGTATGATTATGGGCTTGATGACATTTCTACCAATTTGGCGCTGTTGGCGCTGTGTCAAGGGGTAACAGAAAAGGAGACAATGAAGCTCACCACGAAGGTGTTGTTCAAGGGAGAAACATACACCATCAAGAAGTGGGTGAGTGTGATTGAGGAGAACGAATGGGAAGAGGATCTTCGTAAGTTTGTGTGGGAATCATGGCAGGATCTATATGCGAGTGATCCTAGAAAGGCAAGGCAATGGTAATAGTGGGTTGTGATACATCATTGAATCATGGAGGGTTTTGCTTCTTTGACTACAAAGGCGAAGTCACTGGGTATAGATTTTTTCACAATGTGAAGAAGTATGTGACTGCTGATCCGGATCATGGTGTCTTGACTGGCATGAAGAAGAAGCCTGATGAAACATCTCTTGCTTATGATGCGCGTAGGGCGGCAAATTATTGCAATTTGTTCTATGCGCATGTGGTCGGTGGTGGTGTTGGTCCATTCGCTTTGGTGAACATGTGCTTCAGTATTGAAGGCTATGCGATTAATATGGGCAGCAAGAATACGAATCGTCTGTTGCAGATAGCAGAGTTGACAGGCACACTGAAGGACTTCATTTACAGATGTAGTGGGATGATGAGAATCCATGATCCTTTGACTGTGAAGTTGTTTGCTTGTCATGGGAAAGCAACGAAGCTGGAGATGAGAAAGGCAGCAGTTTTTGATGGATTAGTGTTGCCGGATAATTTGTTTACGATGAAGAAGGTCAAAGGGAAAGGCGAGGATTTGGATGGTCCTGGTACAGATGTGGTTGATGCATACTGGCTTGGGAAGATGGTAGTGACGGAGATGAAGCTTCGTCATGGGCTCATTCTCATGTCGGATCTACCAGAGAATCAGATTCGTGTGTTTAACAGAGTGACCAAGACTTATCCGGTGAACATCTTAGCGCGTCCTTTCATAGGAGCAACTGATGATTGAGAAGATGCACATTAAGAATTTTCAGTCTCATGCGGATTCTGTGTTGGAATTTGTTCCAGGTGTCAATGCTATCGTGGGTGATTCTCATGTTGGTAAGTCAGCTATCAGGAGGGTTCTGCGTTGGATGAATGGCAATAGGCCATTGAGTAATAGCTTCATAAAGATAGGCACTGAAGAGGCTTATGTTCGTGTGGAGTTTGATAATGGCGCTGTGTCACGCACGAAGAGTAAGAAAAAGAATCAGTATGAGGTGGATGGGAATCCTGAGCCTCATACTGCATTTGGGAGTGGTGTGCCAGAGGAGGTGACAGATCTGGTGAACATGACAGATGTGAATGTGCAGACACAGCATGGTCCATTCTTTTTGGTGTTTGATACTCCTGGAGCAGTAGCAACCTATTTGAGATCTGTTATTGGGTTGGATGAGTTAAGTGAAGTGTCGTCTGACATCAATACACGGTTGCGGGCCGCGAAGGTGAAGTTGGCTGCTGAGGGTGGGGAGTTGGAGGAGATTCAAGAGAAGTTGGATGAGTTGGACGAGGTGCCCATAGTTAGGTTGGAGGAATGTATTGAGGAGTACCGTCAGTTATTTGAGAGAAATGAGTCGTTGAGTCGTGATGTTGGACTGCTGTCTAAGATGATCAAGAAGATAGAGGAGTTGTCTTCTTATTCACAGATTTGTGAGAAGACTGTGAATCGTTTGTTCAGGACTGTGGATGTTTTGGTGGTGCATGGAGAGTGTCTCACGGAAGAGCACAGATCTCTGTCTTCTATTTTGTCTCGGTTGGACGCACTGAGTGGTGAGGCAGTGGCAGTGAGGGACGGTCTTCTTGATGAGGTGGAGGAGGCACTAGCTTCATACCTGGAGAACGCGGAGGATGAGATTGTTATTGGGCAGAAGATTAAGCGGTTGGTAGATATGTTTCGTGATGCATTGCAGGATGATGAGGAGTTGAGAGATGCACAAGCAGAGGAGCATCAATTGCTTTGTCAGCTTAAGAGGTGTCCATCATGTGGGTCAGTGATGACAGACGAGGCCAGGGCGTATTTGATAGGGGATGAGAGATGAAGACGTGGGTGATTTCAGATACACACTTGTTCCACACAAATATGACTGAGCTATGTGGGCGTCCGGAGGATTTCACTGAGCAGATTGTTCGGAATTGGAATAACATGGTGGGCTCTAATGATGTGGTTTATCATCTAGGTGATGTGGGATTTTACAAGAGGGGCGATTTTGGGAATCTGATCAAGGGATTGCCTGGATACAAGATCCTGATTCGTGGGAACCATGATAAGTTTCCGGTGGCTTGGTATCTGGATAATGGGTTCATGTCTGTGATGGATTTTGCGGTGGTGAATGTTTGGCTGCAAAGGGGCGTGACCAAGATCCGCAATGAGTATCATCGTGTTCTTCTTTCTCACGTGCCTATGGTTATTCCAGCGGGGATTCCGAACATTAGAGGGCGCAGTGGAGTATATGGAGAAGTGGAGTACAATGTGCATGGGCACTTTCACAATAATTCAGCTGAGTTATGGGAGTCAGAATTGGTGGAAGTGATAACGGAGAAGCATATGTTGTTTTCACTAGAGGAGTCAGAATATAAGCCGTTGGAGCTTGGGTATGTTCTTCGCCATGGTTTGTTGGTGGGTTCCCAGTCTCGTTTGCGGGAGGCAGGAAGATGAAGTTAGGAATTTTAGGCGATTTACATTTGCATAGTAAGGCTCCGGAGCGCCGGTTGGATGTGGACTATCTGAGAACTTGTGAGATCAAGCTCTATGAGGCACTGAAGTTGCTTGACGATTGTGATGTGTTGATTCAGGTGGGTGACTTCTTTGATTCATACAATGTGTCTAACAAGGTTAAGACCATGGCCATTGAGATGATACTGAGACACAGGAAGATGATCTACTGTGTGTATGGTCAGCATGATCTTTCTGGTCATTCCGCTTCCACGTTTCATAACTCACCTTTGCGCGTGCTTCAGGCGGCGGGTGCTGTGCATGTTCTGGGCAATTGTCCTGTGAGTACAGCTACGAATGAATCAAAGGGCAAGGACTTTATCACGATGTATGGAGCGTCGTTCGGGGAGGAGGTTCCTGAGGTGAATACTGAGGGCTTCACTATCCTGGTGACACATAGGATGATTGGTGATCGTCCATTGTATCCGGGACATGAGCTGGTGGGTCCTAGAGCATTCTTGCGGGACTATCCAGACTTTGATCTAGTGTGTTGTGGAGACTATCACTATCGATTCGATGATGGGATTCAGGGACGTACCATATTGAATCCAGGTGTTATGATGCGGAAGTCTCTTAAAGAATCGCAGATGGGGCATGAGCCTGCGGTGTATGTGGTGGATACACAGACTCGAAGGTTCGAGATTAGATCTATACCATGTGAGCCCATTGAGGATGTGATGGATTTGGAGAAGAAGGAGACACGTAAATCTCTGGATTTGGAGGGATTCATACGTAAGCTTAATCTGAGTGAGGCGTCACAGATTGGGTGGAAGAATATCTTGTTAAGGGTGATGAAGAAGAGAGCTACTACTACTTCGGTGAGGGATGTGATCACAGAATCAATGATTAAGTTGGAGGAATGTAATGACTAACATTGTGAGTAAGCTCAAGGCGAAGCGTCGGAAGATCGAGGAGATCATTAAGGCGCAGGATCAGCGAGAGGGTGCGTTGAGTACTGTGTTGGATCAGCTGAAGGCTGACTTTGGTGTGGACGATGTTGACGCGGCAAAGAAGAAACGTGAGATATTGAATGAGGAGTTGGATGAAAATGAAACTCAAATGGATAAGCTGGATGTGGAAATGGGCAAGATCATCGAAGCGGCTGGAAGATAAAGCGAAGAGCAAGAACCTGGATAGTCGATGGAATCTTGCAGGCTATGCGGTGTTGTGTCGTGATGAGAGTACTGGACAACCGTATTGGTCTACACACAATGGTGATGGTGATGATCATTGCAAGCTTTCTCTTCGTCAACCTGCCTTGTTTCCCACCACTAAGTTTCCGATTGCCACTGTGTTAAGGATTTATATGCCTAAGGGAGGTGAAGATGAGCAGGGGTAATGTCACTGCATATGTAGACTTTCTGTCAGATGTGAAGGCGGAAAGAAGGCTCCTCTTGGAAAAGAAGGAAGAGAAGTCTATAGGGATTGATACCTTAAAAAAGTTGGTGGATGATCTCATAGATGCTCAAGAGGTAATGAATCTTACTGGGACTCTGGCGCAGGAGGAGTTCGAGGGATTTATTGAGAGCATGGTGACAGAGGCGTTGCAGGTGGTGTTCGGTTCTGAGTTTGCATTCGAGATTGAGACGAAGGTAATGAGGAATCAGTTGGAGACATACTTGTATGTGGTTGAGGATGGGGTGAGGACTCAGATCAAGGATGAGATGGTGGGTGGTGGGCTTTTGGATTTAGTATCCATGGTGTTGCGTGTGGTGGTCTGGTTTATTCAGAAGCATCGGACTAGGTCTGTGATGGTTTTGGATGAGCCTGGAAAGAACATGGATGACAATAAGATCAATTATTTGGTGGATATGATTCGGAAGTTCCATGAGTTGTTGGGATTGCAGTTTATCATTGTGACACATGATAAGCGACTTATAGAGATGACAGATCGTGCGTTTCTTGTGACACGTGCGAAGGGTACAGCTAGAGTGGAAGTGGTTCAGTGAAGGAGGACAGAGATGAAGAAATTACTGTTTGGTGTGATTTTGTTGGTGTCCCTTATCATTGCTGGGATAGGAATTGGGTGTGCCAGTATGAGTGAGTATGTCACACCTGCGACTATCAATCAACGTGCGGTGGAATTTGTAGTGGAGTCGGGTGTGGGTGATCCGAATGAGTTCAAAGGATGGCCTAACCTACACAAGGCATTGAAGCTGGACTCCTATGTGGACATGGCTTTCGAGGTGCGATATACAATATTGAAGCAAAGCATTGAGGATTTGCAGATTGATTACAATCATCTCAATGATATTGTTACGCAGAATCTGGTGGATGCACAGGAGCGAGAGGAGGAATTGTTTGCGGATGGTGGCTTCTTGGCGACGGCGTTGACAGCGGGCGGTCTGGGTAGTTTTGTGGGCTTGCTTGGTTTGTTCAAAAAGCGTCCTGGGGATATGACAAAGGAAGATCTTCAGAAGGCGATAGAGCCAATTAAGGGTGAGCTTGGTATTAAGGATCAGCAGTTTGCTCAGGTGGTGACTGGCTTTGAGAGGTTCATGCAGCATAGGGATGAGATCACTTCTGTGTTGTCGAAGGATACAGATGCAGCAGAGAAGACAGATACTCTCTTGAAGTTGATGAAGACCTATTTGGGTCGAGCACAAGATGCCTCCACACAGCAGGAAGTTGCGAAAGTGAGGGCTACTGTCTGATGTGGTATAAAAGAGATGTGAGGTTGGTGATGTTGGATAGGGAGCCTGGAGATCTGTGCAGGCTCCCTTATCCTGACCATCCAAAGGGATGCCCGAACTATGGGAAGAGAGATCTTTGTCCTCCTAGGGTTCCTAAGTTGGATGAGGCATTCCGAATGGATCGTCCATTTCATTTGGTGTGGATACAGTTTGACATAGGTATGCATGCACGTAGGATGAATATGCTTCATCCTGATTGGTCGGATCGCCAGTGTTATTGTTGTCTTTACTGGCAGGGCACAGTGCGGTCTCGTCTTCGGGATCTGGAAGAAAGTATACTGGATCTTGAGTTAGAGGGTGGGTTTCCTGGATTAACGGCAACACAGTGTGCAGAGGCAATGGGTGTGGATTTCACGAAGACAATGAAGATGAATTGCGGGATAGAACTTGAGTGGCCTCCGAAGGAATTGGTGTACAAGATATCGTTGATCGGAATGCCAACAGAAGAATGGAGAGACAAATTATGAGAGACGTGGCAGTTGAGATTCGGACTCCGTTTCATACTGAGGATGGGGAGTTAAAATTTCCGACCCAGGCTATGCGACATGTAGCATACATCTGGCCAACACCTCCACCAATGACATTGGGGAGGCTGGGGATACTGGATATTCCTGAGAAGTTCCGTGAGGAGCATCAGGATGGGACAGGCATCTTGTTGTCTATTGGTCCTGGCTATTGGGGAAAGGATAAGAAGCCTTCACGTTTTGCGAAGAAATCCAAATGGTTCTCACCTCCGGAGGTTCTGGTTCCAGGCGCACATGTGTTTTTTGATAAGAGTGTTCCGTGGAATGCCATGTTCCAGGGGCAGGATGGGGAGATGCATAAAGTCATCTATTGTGGATTTAGGGACATCCATGGGCTTGCTGTATGAACATTTTCAAGTCTAGTACGTATGAAGAGTTAGGGAGGAATCATGGGTGGTGATCTACAAAAGATGGAAATAGAACAGCGGGTCAGGTTGGCTTTGCTGAGGAATAGAGGGAACATCAGGGATACCATAGATGACTATGAGCGTACTAATGATGTTCGTCTTTCTGATGATTATGTGATTCGGGTGTATCGAAAGTTCCGGCGTGAGGTACGTAGGGACAATCTCCGGTGGGTGGGTTATCACTTCTCACAGGAGTTTATTTCACAGGCCGCAGAGATCCAGAGGCAGTTGAGTGAGCAGCTTAATGAATACAATAGTAGATCCATTAAGCTGAAATCAGTTTGTTGTAACTCTATTGTGGAGCCTCATCCATGCAATGATAAATGGCTTTGTGTGAAATGTGATTCACAGTGTAGGGTGTATGAGGATGTGGACATGCCGATGGAGCGGTTGAAATTAGGGGTCATTGATAGGATGCAGCGTGAGCAAGAGCTGACTATGAAGTACATGGAGGGTTTGGGATTTCTCATGAGCCCACATCAACAACGACAGGCGTTGGATATTAATGTGAATAATGGGTCGGAGGCATTGCCTTCTACAAGTGATAGGACTCCTCAACTTCCAAGTAGCATTGATTCACAGTTACAGGAGGAGCTGGACAAGGTAGATCCTAGGGATGCACAGGTGTTTTTGGATGGTGGAAGTTTGGAATTAGAGGTAGAATTTGAGGAAGACAAGAATGCGAATCCGGGGTGATAAAGTATTGACAAGCAGATCTAAGAAGGCAGCACGTGCGGCATTGCTTCATCGCTTGTATCGTGAGGTTCCTGTGGGCATTGATACGTTCATTGATGATCCGAAGTATATGGGAAGTATTTTGCATGATGATGAGGGCTATTGTGCGGTGTGGCCTAGGTGGCGACATGAGTTGCGTCAAATGTTCAAGAGTGATTGTAAGTATGTCAACGTGTTGACGGGTGCCATTGGTATTGGCAAGACACGTACAGCTATTTTGGCACTTTGTTATGTCCTCTATAGGATTCTTTGTTATCGAAATCCTCAAATTGCGTTGGGCGCACAGAAGGGCGGTAAGTTGACAGTAGTATTCTTCAATCTAACGAAGAATATGAGTGATAGTCGGGGGTATGGATTATTTCAAGAGTATCTTCTATCATCTCCATGGTTTTTGAATATTGGGACAAAGTTGGGTTCTAAAGAGAATCCGTATATCAAACTTCCGTATATTGATTTTCGTGTGGCATCACCATTGATGAAGGGTTTTGGTGTTCAAGGCTTAGATGTTATTGGGGCGCTGATGGATGAGGTAGATAATCCGGAAGCTTCCGAGAAGCATCAGAAGCGAGTAGTCGAGGCATTCGACTCTGCTTATGAGAGATTGAAGAGTAGATTTGTTTATCAGTCCAAGTGTCGTGGTAGGTTTTTTCTGGTGGCATCGAAGCAGGACAAGGTGTCTTTCTTGAATACATTCATTGCGAAGATGCAGAATTCACCTGTGATCCGTGTGGTGGATATGCCACAGTGGGAGGCGCAGGCAGGGCGTCGAGGTAAGAAGTATTGTGGTAAGGCATTTATGGTCAGCATTGGAGATCCGTATAATCCTCCGAGGATCATAGAGAGTCGTGTTGCTTTGCGGGAGGTGCAGGAGAGGGGATTTCAGACAATTATCGTTCCTATCGAAGAGAAGGACATGTTCCAGTTGAACATTGTGAAGGCTTTGAGGGATGTGGCTGGTATCTCTGTGTCACATATTAGATCCACCAAGCTATTTCCAGCTGAGAGTAGTATCATGGAGTGCATGGACAAGAGTATTTCGAATCCATGTAAGGTCATTACGATCAGGGTGGGACTTTATGATGATGTGGACTTCACGAAGTTCATCGATTTCACAAGTATCAAAGTTCATCCTAATATTCCTAGATACATTCATCAAGACTTTTCTTATTCAGGAAATGGTGATGCCACAGGTATAGCTATGTCTTGTCTTAAGGGGTGGTCAGAGAGGAATAGGGAGCTTTCCGATGGGACATTCAAGAAAGAGAAGCTGGCTGTGGTGGAGACAGACTTTGTTCTTCGCATCAAGGCGCATCCTGGAGATCGTATTCCACAGCATAAGATTCGTCAGTTCATTCTGGACATGAGGGATATCTATAAGTTCAATATTCAGCTGTGTACTTTTGACTTACGTGTGGCCACTGAGGATGGGAAGCAAATCTTGGAGCGCGCAGGCATGCCATGTGATTATTTGTCTATGGACACAGAGCCACAGTACTATCGAGAGTTCAGGAACATGGTGTTTGAGAGGCGATGGAGCACTCCGTTTCATCCGTATCTGTTCTTTGAGTTGAAGCATCTTGAGGATGATCAGGTCAAAAACAAGATCGATCATCCAGAAGAAGTACCGGAGATTGAGACACTGGAGGATGGGAGTCAGCGCCAGTTGGTGTTGGTGGGATCAAAGGATTTAGCGGATGCGGTGGCTGGGTCAGTCATCTCTGCCATCAAGCACACACAGGCTCCTCCGGATGTGGAGATTATGACTGACATCATTAAGAAGATGAGGCCGATGCCTGTAGTGATAAGCACGGATTTGGATCTGTTGGATATCAAGAAGATCAATGGGAATGAGGAAAAAATATCATCGTCACCTATGGCGGAAAAGGATAAGAATAGTTATGTAAAATTGCTAGAAAAGACTAGAGGATTGCACAATGGGAGGTTCTAATGACAGCGGCGATGGTAAATCTTGAAGTGTGTGTGCATGAATATCAGGATACTCATTCTTCTGAGGTATTGGATGACATAGTGACACAGGTGGATAGTTTAGTGTTGCGCGTGGTTCATCATATGCTTAGGAGTTATCAGGGGATTGTGGATGTGGACTTCGAGGATCTATATCAGATGGGAATAATTGCGGTCATCCATGCTATTAGTTCACTTCCTGATGATTTTGATGGGAATGAGATTCGGATGCGAGTGGTTGCATATGTAAAGGCAGCAATTAAGTCACAATTTAGTGATACTAGGAGACAACTTGCATGCAAATGTGGTATAATGAGGGTGGGGAGCACATCTGATGATTCTATGCATTTGCAGGTTGAGGTGAGGGAGTTGTTCAATCTCCTTATTGAGGAGCACGTGATGTCTCGTGAGGATTTTTATTTTCTGTATCATAGATTTGTTGACGAGATGCCAATACGAGAGTTGGCTGAGAAGTATGGGAAACCATCGACAGTGATCTATACTTGGGAACAGAGATTACTTCAGAAGTTACGTCAGGATGTCAGAGTGAGGAGTTTTTTTTGATGCCCACTTATGATTATAAATGCAGTAATTGTGATTTTCGTTTTGAGTTGTTTCAAAGTATCACGGCGAAATCGAAGAAAGTGTGTCCATGTTGTAGGAAACATAAGCTTCTTAGATTGATCGGTGGTGGTGGTGGAATCCTGTTCAAGGGTTCTGGGTTCTATCAGACAGATTATCGAAGTAAGGGATATAAGGAAGCGAAGAAAGCGGAAAAAACCAGTAAGGAGATGAGTGATGAGTAAGTTTGTGTTTGGTGCATCAGCGAAGAAGCAGGGTGGAAAGAGTACGTTCTTGGATATGCTTGGTCCTGAGATGGGTGACGTGGAAGTGATTCGGATGGCAGATGAGTTGAAGCGTGCTGTCATCAGTTGCTTTGTGCCGTGGGGGTGGGATCTGACGATTGAGGATCTGGAGGCAGATGATGTGAAGAACAAGATGCTACCATGTGGCAAGACTGTTCGGGAAGTGCTGCAAGTGGTGGGTACGGATTGGTTCCGAGGTTTGTGGGAAGATTGTTGGATCAATGCATGGATGAAGCGGGTGAGTGAGACTACAGCTAATGTGGTGTTGGTTCCGGATGTGAGATTCCCGAATGAGGTGAAGGCTGTGCAGGACCTGGGTGGGTTCGTGATTAGATTGATGCGTGCTCCATTTGCTGGACAGGATCAGCATTTGAGTGAGACGGCGCTGGACCATGTGGAAGTGGATACACTGCATGATGGGTCATTGGTGTTTACTGCGGAGGATCGGATTCGTTTGGCTGGTGCAGGCAAGCTTCGATTTGATTATGTGTATGATAATAGGGAGAAGACGTTGGAAGATACAGAAATGTGGATGCATCTGACATTCCTTCCGTATCTGAATGATTGGAGAGATGAGAACTGTGGAGGAGAAGAGGAATGATTATATTCCATCACAACGATCCAGACGGAAGATGTGCTGCGGCTATTGTGAGAATCAAATATGCTGCGGATGACATGCTGTGTATGGATGGCACAGGCATGATGGACTTTGTGGAGTTGAACTATCATACCCACGAGTTTCGTGATGTTCTGCCCAATGAGACTGTGTTCATTGTGGACTATAGTTTCCCTCCTGATATTATGAACAAGATTCTGAAGGTCACGAAGAACGTGACACTGATTGATCATCATGTATCAACCATCGATAAGATGAAGAAGTATGTGGGGGAGTACAAATCGGCTTGTGGTTTTGATGGGCCAGAGTCTGGGTGTTCTCTTACTTGGAAGCACTTATACGGTGAGGCTAGTATGCCTTTGGCACTTCAGTTGATTCGTGATTATGATACATGGACACATGCCATGTCTCCGGATTCTACTTACTTCACTACAGGGTTGGGCTTGTTTGATTGTCATCCGGGTAGCACGGTGTGGGATGATCTGTTGATGTTTGCGACAGATCCGGATTGTTTTGTGGATGACATTATCCAGATTGGCAAGAATTGTGTGGAGTTTAGAGACAGTCTAGCTAGGACAGCCTGTGATGAGTTTGGGTTCGAGACAGATTGGGGGATTATAGGTGCTTTGTGATATACTGTTCTACGATGAGATCTTCTTTGTTTTTTGGGGATCGGATCAATCAGTATGACATGTGTATCATGGTGATTCCTCATGGGAATGGAGTTACAGTTCGTTTGTATTCTGATGAGACTGTAGATGTGTCAGAGGTGGCTAAGCGATTTGATGGTGGTGGGCACAAGGGTGCGGGTGGTTTTGTGATGACGCTTATACCGGAGGCATTTTTACCTGGAGGAACATATAATGGCGTGGATTGATCCAAAAACAGGAGAGGTGAGGGATGATGGGTTGCAGATGAATTCTGAATTGAAACAAACAGCTCGCAATCCAAAGCAGGATGGGAGTGGGATGTGGTCATGTCGTCCACAGGCGGGCAAGTGTCCGAATGGATGTAATCAATGTTTTTATAATAGAGACAATGCGTACTATTGTGAAATCAATCAGCCGAATATTCCTACACCTGAGGAGGTGGGGGATGATATAGTTCGGATGAATTCTGGTCATGATTCAAATGTTCAGAAGGATCTGGTGCTGAAGACAGCAGCGCAGTACAAGTATGTGTTCTTTAACACCAGTGTTCCAGATTTTGATTTTCCAGGCCCTGTGGTGTTCACAGCGAATGCGAAGGAAGAGGAGCCAGCACACTGTCCTATCGTGAATCATCGGACAATGACAAGGCAGTTGCCTCCGAAGTTGGAGCGGCAATTCGATAGGCTTATGTTTGTCAGACTTCGAGTGTCACCTACGAATCTGGAGTTCATCAGACAAGCAGTGGCGTGCTGGGCAGCAGTTCATGTGCCTGTGGTGCTTACGTTTATGGCGTACTATGATCAGGACCCTCCTGGGTTAGAGAAGATTGGGGATGATTTTTATTGGGAGAGTGGGGAGCGCAATGGTTACAGGGCGTATACTTGGAGGAAGCGCACTCTCAATTCGTATTACTGTCCAACATGTGAATGGAATCGGCAGGTGACTTTGGATATGAAGAAGTACGCAGGTAGTGGTGGTCGTAATGTTACCCTTTGTGGGACATACGATGGTGCTAAGTGTGCGGACTGTCATAATTGTGAGACATATTATTGGCAGACGAGAAAGCATTTGATTGAAACCGGAGTGATGTTAGGAGAAGAGAGATGAGATTATATGAGTTGGTTACAGTTCAGATGAGGAACGTGAGTGAGGGTCGGATGGCTGTGTTAGAGACTAAGGTGACGGTGAATCTGGATGCAGTTTGTGGACTCGTGCCTGCCACAGTTCCGAGTGAGATAACGGGTACGGATGGACAGCCGGTAGGTATACCAGCATGTACTGTGATGCTTCCAGGTGGGCAGCTCTTGGTGAAGATGACCTATCAGGAGATGAAGGAACTTCTGGAAGGACCGAAGGTAGTATTATGAGTTTCGTACTTCCTGTGATGTATGAACCTCCTAGAGGTGAGCCCAAGTCTCATTCATATTTTCCGAGGATTTGTTGGGGAGCCACTGAGCAGGAGGGAGCTAACTTTGTGGATATGGTGAAGGCTGCGGTGAGCGCAACTGGTGGTGTGTTTGGTGGGTATTCTGTGGATGTGGAGGATTGGGTGGCACTTCTCTATCTGAATTGGAGGAATGCTCAGGGTCGTCGGGTGCATTGGAGAATAGAGTATCATATGATAGGGCATATGACTATGGGTTGTGTGCTCAAGGAGATTAGGGAGCATGTTTAAGTGTCCAAATTGTAACAAGATGTACATGCAGTTGGATGTACAGGGACGGGCTCTTCAGTGTTATGGGGGCCGTTGTCTACAGGTGATTGAAGTTCCCCGCAAGCTCTGGGAGGGAAATGGAATTCCTTCCAGAGAATCTTTGCAGGAGTGTATTGATGCATTCAGGAGAAGGAGGGCATGATGAGGTATGCCATAGCTAAGGTATTTGGGGAGAGGATTGGTAAGGGCAATTTCCGACTTCAGGGCAAATTGTATTATCAGGTGCTGCATTTGGAATGTGTGGTGATTCGAGCGAGAGATCAAGATGGAGAAGTTTTTATTGGTCGATGTGATGTGGATGGTGTTGTCAGTGGTCATGCTTGTGGGCGGGTTGGGGTAAATGGCATGTATGACATCCTGGTGCAGGGTGTGAAAGATGACGCACTTATTCTCATAGACTATGATTATGAGTATTCTTTGCCCGCCGATGCAGGCTTTGGAAGGGAGGATGGTAGTCCTACTATTTGTGCGGGTGAGCATAATGGTGGGTTAAAGCCATTGCCGAATCATCCTAAGCCAGATGTGATTCCTCCTTCTCAGATTTCTGTCAATGAGTGTGACAATGAGGGATGCCATGGAAGTGATCGTCCCTGTCCTGAGTGTCATGAGGAGCATGTGCCTAATGATCTGACGGAGGCGGTGTTGGATGGGTCGGAGGACATGTTGGATATCATTCGAAACTTGGAACGTGAGGTTGGTAGGTTGCAGATGCAGTTGGTGACAATGAAAGTGGAACTAGACTTTTGGGAAACTAAGTATAGGATGGATTGATATGAATGTTTTGGCGGTGGTGGGTTCTAGAGATTATTGTGACTATGATACATTCTATGATTTCATGCGTGGGATTAGTGAGCTTTGCGCACATTATGATTGGGATTTGAATCGTATCATCATTATCTCTGGAGGTGCCAGGGGTGCTGATTCTATGGCTGAGCAGTTCGCGGAGGACGATGGGTTGCCTTTCATTGAATTTTCAGCAGAGTGGAGTAAGTATGGTAGGGCCGCAGGTATGATCAGGAATGGTGAGCTTGTGGATAAGTGTGATGCACTTGTGGCGTTTTGGGATGGGTTGTCACCAGGGACGGCGGATTCTATTGAGAGGGCGCAGGTTGTCGGGAAGATCGTGAGGTGGTGTTCTACGATGAACAAGAGCGAGAGGATGGCGCAGTTCTATTGTGAGGGAGGCCTGGAATGTCCATCAAGTGTCCAAAATGTGGGATGATGATGCAGACAACAGCAAATCGATGTCCATGGTGCAAGTATCCTGAGAAGAAGCAGAGGAGGAAGAGGCATGGTAGACCTAAGTAGATTGTTTGAGCTTCAGGCTGAGATGACACACGAAGCGCCGACATGTGACGAGTGGACTGTGATGGTGGCTTTCTTGAGATATGGCCATATGAATTGGCTAATGCCCCCGAAGAGTACAGGGGGATTTGATCAAGGCATGCATGAAGCCAGAGAAGATCAAGGAGTTTGAGGCCATCCACAAGAGAGGATATCATTGATGTATAGGGATGATCAGATCGTACAGATGGTGGCGCATAGGATGGGCTGGATCTATGTTCCGTCTTATGATTTATTCAGAAAAAGGATGGACAATGGGGATATCATAAGCGTAGCCAGAGGGGTAGTGATCAACAGGGTCCGTGGCTACTCTCCTCATGCAGTGGGGGATGTATTCAGGTGGTTGATGGAGGTGTATGAGAGGGGTGGCGAGGGGTCACATGACATGTTCAGTATGGTTAAGGGTGCCTGATAATGGTCTGATTGTTCAAAGAAAATCAGAATATTTTTCATTTTTAGGCGAACAAAACGGGGTCGTGACATTTATATATAGAAGAAAGAGTCTACTCTAGGGGTGCTTTTCAAATTCCACAGCACTTCTATCTGCATTTCTGAGCCAATAATGAGGATCGGGGTAAATCCATGAAAAGAACCAATGCGTGGTATGACAAAAGTTTTCGAAGAAAAATGGAGGCCAAGGGATTCACGGAAGAGCAGATAGAATTCGTCCTAAGCATGATGCATGAGGAGTGTGATTATTGTGAGGGAGAAACGGCGTGGAAGTGTATGGGAGGCACAACATATGAATGAGGCACTGAATGCATTGGAGCTGTCTGAGATATACTTGAAGCTGTGCCTGAGTGATGATAGGCTGGCGGCATTGAAGCTCCTGGATACGCATGAGAATAACAAGGACTTCTGTCGGCTGGTGAACCTGATAGATGAGGTTGTGGAAATTGATGAGAGGGATTGAGCTATGAAGGTGAAATTGGATAGTCCTACAGTGGGAGATCTGATTGAGGCATTGGGAGGTTTCCTAAGGAAGAACCATTTAGGATCTATTGGCCTTACAGCGCCAGATTTACGATCCAAGAGGATGAGGAGTATAGAGAAGTATTTCTGAAGGGAGATGATTCATGAGTGTAAGAAGCAGGCTATTGCAGGTCAAGGGTAGAGGAGTTCGGGTCAATATTCGGATCGATAACCCATGCGCCAGGTGTAAGAAGGAACTATGTGAGCGGATACAGGGTGTGTTGGAGCTGGGCTATAAGTTCGGTGTGTCCTGTGGAAAGTGTGGTGCAATGCATACTGCTACCATAGTCAATACGAAAGAGGGTTACACATTGGAGAGTAAAGGATGAGAGAGGAATTTGTCAGAGAGTATAGTCGGCTTTGCCGTAGATGTGGTATGGTTGTTGATATGGCTCTGGGCTTTGAATGTCGTGATGGTGCCTTACGTGATATGTCTGCTGAAGATGTAGAGGGCACATTGAGGATCTGGTGGAGGAGGTGGGTGGAATTGTTGCCTGAGATGTCTGCTGAAGGAGAGGGAAGATGAGATGTCCTAAGTGTGGGTCCTGGATAACAGGTATGCCATTGTACTTTCCAATTGTTCAAAAGTTCTCATCAGAGCCAATTACTGATCCAACCATTCATATATCGATGCCTATGCGAAAGGTGCGCAATTGTCGCTTTTGTGGGTATCAACATGTGGAGTTGACCTGATGCTTTCTGCTGAAGGTGTAGAGGAGCACATTGAGGAGTGAATGATATGATTGAGCATAGGGCAGAGGACATTCCAATAGTCTATAGCATTGAGCACGTATGTCTCATGTTGTCGTTGAGGCCCCCTAATCAGTATGAGATTGATCAGGTCTTGGCAGCTGTGCGTCATCAGGAGGTGCAGGGCCGTTGTCTTGCGGGTGTGATAGGGGATATGTTAGCCACAGTTTGGTTGGGAAGTTAGGTGAGGAGTGAATGATATGGTTGATCTTGTCATATGGTCAGGTGGATATGATAGCACACTCATACTAGATAGGCTGTGTTCGTCTCGTGAGAAGAACGTGTGGGCCTTCTCCCTCGTATGGGATATGGTTCATGAGCTGAAGGTTGAGCAGGAGGAGATAGCTCGAAATCATTATATCAAGTATGCTAAGAAGAAGGGATATGAGTTCTGCCATAATACGATCAAGGTGGAATCAAACATGGGAGCACCATCAGAGGGGCTTCCTCAAGCGCTGGCATGGCTCTGCTTTGCACTCCCGTATCTGCCTCAGGAATCCAGGCTCTACTTTGGATATCACAGGGGAGATGACTTCTGGAGGTTTCACCATCAGGCTGAGCAGATGATCATTCAGGCATGCATACTGGGGGACAGAAGCACAGAATTGCAGTATCCCTTGGAGTTGGAGTCAAAGTGGGAGATCGTGAAGGAGTGCCGTAAGAGAGGGATTCCCGATTCATGTATGTGGACATGTGAGCATCCAGTGAAGAAGGGCAAGAAGATAATCCCATGTGGGAAGTGCGAGCCCTGTATCACATTGAAGTTGGCAGGGTATGAGAAGGGACTAAGGAGATGAGTATGAAAAGGAATCCGTTTAGAATCGAAGAGAGTGAGTTTGATATCCTTAGGGACACAACACGCAAGCCTCCTTACGTGCCGACAGAGGATGTGGTCAATGGTATGGACAAGGACGGCATTGATCTGCTGAAGAAGATTGGTATCTCACAGGGGACCTTGACCCAGACTATCCAGGATAGCATCCAGGTGAACTACGATAGGCTGAGCTTGTATGGGCAGCTGCAAAGGGCTTTGGATCATTGGATGGTGGGTGCTTCAATGGAGTTGTATGCAGACTATGCCACGAGCTGGTCAGCAATGCATGAGGCGTCAGTGTGGGTGACAGCCAGCTCGGACAAGTATGAGAACGAGTTGAATAACATGTTGGATAGGATTGGGATTGAGGAGAGAATCTATGACTGGGCTTTCAATTTGGGTGCATATGGTGATCTGTTCGTTAAGCCTGAGGCTGGTCCTGGGATGGGAGTTGTGGCTGTTAATGACAATGAGCATCCTATCAATGTGAGTCGGGCTGATTACAAGGGGCAGCTGATCGGGTTCTATTACACTCCCAATAGCCCAAGGGCGGGAATGGTTGGGGATCAGAAGGGGAATATGGATGCCTACAGATTGATGCCACCGTGGGATTGGGTACACTTCAGACTGTTGGGCGCTAAGAAGAAGAGATTCGATGCGGGTGAGAACCAGAGAGAGATTCGGTCCATGAGTATTGTGACCGGGGAGAGTACATACCAGATGACTACACGGTATGGGACAAGCCTGCTGATCAATGGCCTGCCCACATACAAGAGACTGAGGTTGGCTGAGGACTCACTGTTGATGGCTCGTATTACCAGGGGCATCATCCGGTACATCTGGAAGCTGTCCGTGGATCAGAGTAGTGCAGAAGCAGTGGCAGCGCTGGTGGATCAGTACGCTACCCTGATCACAAGAGCCAGATCTATTGACACAGATCCGGACAATCCCTACTATGACAGTAGGCAGAATCCTTTCTCTGTCATGGAGGATATCTTTGTGCCTGTGTGGGGAGAGGTCGGAAACCTGGATTACAGTAAGGTTGGTGGAGAGGCAGATATCCGTTGGATCGTGGACGTGGAGATGCTGAGGAACCAGCTGGCAGTGTCATTGAGAACACCACTGTCTTTGTTGGGCGGGTTCGTGGATGAGGCTACAGGGGCTCTGGGCAGCGAGGCCATTGAGGAGTTGGACATCCGGTTCGCCCGTAACGCGAGACGTTTGCAGCGGGCCACAAAGGAAGGGATCTACAGGCTGTGTCAGATCGATCTTGCCTATATGAACCTGGACCCTGACCCTACGTTGTTTGATGTGCATATGGGTGAGACGTCAACAGCTGAGGAAGAGGCGATCCGTGAGTCATTGGATACTGGTGTGGATACCATTGACAAGTTCATCAACGTGGCAGAGAATGCCGTGGGTGAGGGCAAGCTTGATAAGAAGAAGATGTTCGATTATTTCTCTAGAAAAATCTTGAGGCTGGAAGATTTCCACATTGAGGACTTCATCTTGGCAGATCCTGACATGGCTCCAGTGATGGAGAGCAAGGAAAATGTGGCACGTGCGCTGGCAGTTGAAGAGGGTATTAAGAGAAGAATCATGAATCGTAGACTTTCTGCGAACACAGACCTGTGTTCATTCGTACCAGTGGTGTGGGAGGCAGATGCCAAGGGCAGCGTGGTTCCTGCTCCGTGGTACAAGGAATCGAATCTGGTTCATGATCGTATCCAGGAGAACTGGCAGGAGATGTATGGGGATGCAGTGCTCAAGGAAGTGACTGATGAAGAGGCTGATGAAGAGGCTGAAGAAGTGGGGGATTGAGGCATGGAATGGAAAGCTACGCCATATGATTTGTGGGCAGCAGCAGCTACATTCGGTGATTGTCAGAAATGTGCGCGGGCTGGTTTGGTGAAGGATGATTTGTGCTATGGTTGTCAGAAGATCAAGGAAGAAGCCGATGAGGCCGTTCAATGATTGTACAATGGATGAATTGTATGAGAGGGCGTATATGATTGAGGTTGAGGATGCGCTGGAGAGTCCTGAGTTGTATGAAGTATGTTGGATAGATCCAGGATCTGATTGGGAGGCCATCGAGAAGGTGGCTTCTATTTCAGATGTAATAGCTAGATCACGTGCAGCACTTCCTGATCATGTGTTGGTGGATGAGAGGGATGATCGAGATGCATTGTTGGATTTTATATGCATTCATTGGGCGTATGTTAGAAAGGTTGAGGAGCCTGACATGAGGTGTGGGAGCTGCAATAGTGAGATGGAGTTGGCGATAGTGTCGGGCATCAACGGTGAGCGATGGGTGTGTCCATATTGTCAGGGTGAGTCTGGATCTATAAAATGGAGGTGGCCGTTTAAGCCATGCCCTGAGAAGGCTATTCGTCTTGAGGGGCTGGAGAAGGTTTACAAGGCAGCTAGGACATATGTGGCGCTGAGGAATGAATCAGGCTATGATGTCCAGCGGGAACGTACCGCAGCGTGGGATCATTTGCGGGTGGCTGTTAGGGAGCTAGAGAATGAGCAAGAAGGCAATAAGGAGACACCACTACCAGAGACTGAAGAGATATCGTAAGTGGTACTGGGGTGGTCCGGTGGGCACAGAGCCCGGTGTGAGATACATGCGCACGGAAGATGAGCGGGTGGGGTTGCTGGCTAGTACACCACATCCTTGTTCTTGTATAGGGTGTGCTAATCTGAGGAGGATCGATGGTCCTCCCATGCAGGAGAGGAGAGCATCTGTCAATGCCCAAGAGCAGATCGAAGAAGCTGGAGGAGAACTATCCTAAGATACCCAAGGACGGAGATGGGTATTGGATCTGTCGTTACTGTGGCAAGAGGATCAATCAAGGTGGCAGGTACAGGGCATGGTGCAGTGATGAGTGCTCCCGAAATGCTTCTGAGCGAACATATTCCAATTGGGCACGTAGTGCATTAGAGAGACGAGAGAATGGGATCTGTCAGGAGTGTAAGCTGGACACTACGGAGCTGGATCATGAGTTGAAGATCCTGAGGAGCCTAGTGGATCACACATACCGGCAGAGTTCACAGCAGAAGTGGCACTACATGAATGTGCTGAAGACGCTGCTGGTGTCTATGAAGAAGTGTGGGTTTAATGCAGATGTCAGATGGGGCAGGTGGACAACTTTGTGGCAGATGGATCACATCATGGAGCATGCAGATGGTGGGACATTGGAGCCTGAGAATCTACAGACGTTGTGTGTTGCCTGTCATAAGAAGAAGACTAGGAAGTATGTGAAGAAATGAGAGGAGTTGCTTATGTGGGCTGTAGTGGAACAGAGCAAGCAACGGAGTGAGGAGTTGGCGACATGGATACAATCGCATGAGGGATACAATGAGGTCAGTAAAATCATTCATGTGTTTAGGGATGATGAGATACGTGATGGAGTATATAAGTATGCTTACATTGTGTCTCTATCTAAGAGCATGAAATACAGGCCATTGAATAATGGGGTAAAACCTACTGTGTATGTTCGTAGGCCTGTGGTCTTTGCTGCTGTAGTTCATGATATAGAAAAGGGAAGAGAAAGTTTTCAGTTCGTGGACATATCTGCTGAGATGATGATGTTGATGATACCATTGAACCATCGTCTTCCTCCTAAGGCTGTGTGCAGATTGTGTTTTACTGCTGTGAAGTTTGAACAAGATCTCCCATTCTTCTATGCCACAAATGGGGAAGATTATTTGTGGACTGATGGATCGGTTCATGATAGTACAGGTAATTCAAAGAGGGACGGCCAATTCAGTTCTGAGGAACAAGCCCAGGCTGCTATTGGTGTGTATGAGGATCAGTTTGAATAGGAGAGTACATGAGCAGGTCCAGAAAAAAGCGTGCAATAGTGTGGCTTACTAAGAGATGGAATAAGTGCAAGGAGAGCGCATTTAGATGTAAGGTGAGGAATGCATTGCATGAGATTGAGGTGGACTTCGATCCTGATAGGGATTGGGAAGAGGCGAACATCGGACACAAGAAGGCTGCTGCGGAGATGGGAACAAGGTGTGGGTATGATGTGAAGCCACATCCAGATGACAGTCAAACAGATCTGAATAGTTATGAAAATTTGTTGAGGAAATGAATCAATGGCTAAGTTTCGTGTAACAGTCAAAGTCACAGAGTCATATGATGTAGATGTGGAGGCCAAGGATGAGTTCGAGGCTGATGACATAGTCACTAGAATGGAGTTGTGTGACGTCAGGGCCAAGGGTAATTTCTGCTGGTCGAATATGGATATCCCAGATTTGGGAGAGAAATTGGAATGAGGATTCAGGGCAAGAGGTTGTGTGTATTTTGTGAGGTCGATCCATACTACCCTGAGTGCGTGGTCTTTTGTCGCAAGAGTTGTATGGCATTCAATCATGTGACCAAGGGGTGTGATGTTGATAGATTGAGGAGAGAGGCATGAACGAATTCGAGAAGGCGCTTGACATTGTAGAGGGTGTGGCGGATGTTCCGGATGTGGTCTATCATGGATCAGATACTACGTTTGACAAGTTCAAGCAGATGCGGGGATATGTGAGCACACCTATCAGTTCAGAGGATGTGAGGCGCACTGGGTTCTTCTTCACACCAGACAAGGAGATGGCTAGGGAGTTTGGGAAGAATGTGGCATCTGTTCGGTTGCATGTGGATCATGTGGCTAATCTAACGGATGATGGTCTTGACAACAGCATAGCTCAGAAGTGGGAAGATGATGGACATGAGTGGGACGGATGGAAGGCTGTATGGGAGATGTTTGATGGGAATGAGGGAGAAGAGTTCGTGAGGTTTTTACAGAAAAACGGATACGATGGAGTGGTATTCACAGAACCAGAGGCGGGTGGGGGCAGATCAGGATTGGCATATGTGGTGTTTGATTCGAAGGACATTGAGATACTGGAGTGGAATTGATGGACCTGGACTTGTATGAGGAGTGGCAGAGGCAGGGGTTCATTCGTAGGGATAATGAGATAGGAGAAGAGATGAGCGATTTCGATGTGGTGTTTGGGCGGACTATGTGCAAGGATGAGGAGATTGCCCCCAATCTGTCTGATAGAATGATAAGAGAGATAGAAGCAAATTCGGAGGAGAACATGATGGGTTGGATTGGTGTAGATTTGGATGGGACACTGGCGTACTACGATGAGTGGAGGGGTGTTAATCATATCGGAAAGCCAGTCCCTGCTATGTTGGAGCGCGTGAGGCGATGGGTGGAGGAAGGCAAGAGAGTCAAGATCTTCACAGCCAGAGCTAGTGTTCCTGAGTTTGATGTGGCCGTGGTTCATGGGTGGTTGACAGAGTTGGGACTGCCGGAGCTGGAGGTGACGAATGCTAAGGATTACGCAATGATCGAGTGCTGGGATGATAGGTGCATTCAGGTGGAGCCCAATACTGGAAGGAGAGTGGATGGTGGTGATTGACGTCCTCTACTTCAGTACAAATTTGGATTGCTGTCATTGCTGGGAGCGAATACAGAACTTTACTACATGGGTATCCGATTTAGTGTCTGTGGAGGTTTCTGAGTGGGCATGTTGGTATTCAGACTATCGATGTATTATGTGTGGAGAGGTGGTTACACTTCCGATGGGCGACTGGCCATCCAGGAGTACGAAGCTCTATGCCCCGACGCCAACCGGCGCACGCTCCAACGTGACCTGAGGGAGTTGGTGGACAAGGATCTGCTGAACGCCGAAGGAGCGACGAATCGCCTCGAATACAGGCTCGGAAGAAGAGGGAAGCCGTAAACTTGCGACAAACTTGCGACGGAACTTGCGACATGAGAATGCCAGAAGCAGGAGAACGTCTTGTGGGTAAGGTGTGTGTCTGTTCAGTGGGCAGGCCGTTCATCGTAACACATCAGGCCACATTTGATTGGGGCTTGGCGTGGGCAGGTTTGGGCTTGGATGGGAAGGGCACTGCGTGTTCGTCTAATCCGTGCATCATTGCCGAGTGTGGTCAAGAATTCCATGACAAGATCTTTGAGAGGTTCGGAGGGAAGATGTCTTTCAATAGTTGAGTGAGAATTCTCAGATACAATTTGGATTGTGCAAAGGATGCCGTATACTGTAACTGTATGCGGCATTTTCTTTGGAGATGAACAGATGAATCCAGTAGATATGATCATAATTGCTGTGGCTACGTTGGTTGTGGAGTGGTATTTGGTGCTGTTCGTGGAAGTTTGCTTGGGAGATTGATTTGCATCTTAGGGATA